CATTATGCAATACTCGTCGTATTTCTATGGAACTGCTATCTGACAATGACATTGATGCTGCGGCTAATGATGCAGAAACAGCTTTTCGTATGCTGTATGTTTGTACACCTGGAGTAACATCAATTACAGCTTTTCTCCATTTAACGGTACCACCTGAATCTGCTTCAGTACCGTATGCTTTAGACAGCTTGGTGATGTATCCTAATGATTGTCCTACATTTGCTCCGGTAAGTGTACCGCCTGTTAAATAACTAGATCCGGTCTGTACACCCAGAGTATTAATCAGATTGTTCACAATGTTTATTTGATTGACCTGATTGGAATATTCCATGGTAGCAGATTCTAATGCTGCATAAAAATTTATGTCTAATAATTCTACATCCATTATCGGATATCCAACCATCTGTGCTGCAAATTTAGCAAACCGGTCTGCATGTTGTTGAAATAGTGAATCAGTATCAAAAAATCCGAATGGTGTAGACCCAGTCGTAAATGATGATGATCCTGGCCATATGGGGCGATTTTCTGAATAGTCGGCCATTATCTTATTTCCATATTAATATATTTACAATTAGCAAAATGATATCTATTCATATTTCCAGACGATTTTGATTGCATATTACAATGAGGACATGTAATTATTTTTCGTTTCTTAGCTGATAAACTCATTTTTTGTTTTGTTTCATCGGTATGTGTCCGACCGGCATTGATCATACTGAGTTTTTTTTTAGTTTCATCGGAATGTTTATACCCGGTATTAGCTATTCTAATTTTTTGTTTAGTCAACTCGCTGTGATGTTTTCCTTTTAAAGGATGTATACGATTTTTATTATATTCTGTTAAACGTATACTAGCATTTTTTCGTCGTTCCTCAGTCCAAGATTTGCTTATTTTGTTTTTATGAATTTCTGATTTCGGTGATGATTGTAATTTAATATACGTATGACGTAGCCTATCATATTCTCTCGATGATATAGTATAATTTCGATTTTGATATTTATTGTTTAAATTCATCATTGCCCATAGTGCATATGATAATTTTGGGTTATCTGGATATATTTCACATAGTAACTTGTGAGCAATAAAGTGTTCTTTAGGAGTTAATATTGCAATATTATCTACATTATCAGATCCGCCCATACATTTAGGAATAATGTGATGTTTCTCATATATTTCTTCAGTATGTATGCGATTAAATGATTTAATACACAATGCACTATATATTTTTTTATAATCCATTCATTACTTTTAAATATAAATATCAGTATTTTTCATTTAGTAGCCCTAAAATTTCTTCAAGTGCTTCATGACGGTGATTATCCGTTAAAATGATTTCATTGACAAACCGGGATGGTTTTAGTTTCGGAACTTCATGCACTGCTGAATCATTGTTAAATTTTAAATCAACTTGATAACGATCTCCAGTTAATATCATGATGCTGTCTTTGCCTAATCTGGTTAACACCATCTGAAGTTGTTGTTTTGTTAGGTTCTGAAATTCGTCCACAATGCATATAGCATTATCAAAAGTACGTCCTCGGAAATGTGCTAAAGAAACCAATTCAATGTTTTCTTCCTTTTCCATCTTATCTAGAAGTTCTGGCTTGTTATACACTTTGCGCATATTGCTGCGTATCGGAACTAACCACGGTTCCATTTTTTCATTGAGCGAGCCTGGTAAAAATCCATTATCTTCATTGGATACCGTAGGACGTGTTATGATGATTTTGTTGATTTGTCGTTTAAAAAACATGTCCAGGGCAATTTGAACTGCTAACAATGTTTTTCCGGATCCAGCTTTTCCTAATATGAAATTGAATGGGGTTTCTATGATTCGGGCTTTAGCTTGTTTCTGTTCTTCTGACAATGTGATTGAAAATTTAATATCATTCTTAGGGGGAGTTTTTTCCTTGTTTTGTGTTGCCATAATGTTCCTTGTTTGTAACTAATTATTGTAATTTTGTAAGCGTAGATTGCTGCAGTGTCATGTCTTTAAGTGTTTCAATTTTACCTAAACACATTCGACGAATTGCTTTGAATGTATCATGCGGAGGATACGGTGTCATTACTTTGATGGTAATCAATTCTTTGTCTGGTCCTAAGTCTCGTTCAATATGAACCATTAATACTAAACGAATTGCTCGAATTCGATCTAAAACATCTACAAGCCGGCCATCATAACGAATAATTGCTTGCATTGAGTATTTGTTTCTAGGTACTGCCATAATATTCTTTTTATATAAATATTTAAACAGTAAGAAAGGATGACCGAAGCCATCCTTTTATATATTATGCTCCGAATGTTCGTGTTGTGTAAGTAATGATTGCGCGTAGTGTGCCGTCTCCGAGTGTTGGGTCAGTGCCATTCCACGTTGTTAATACTATTGGTTCATCTAATAATATTATATTATTACCTACCAATTCAGGTAGTGATGTACCATTAAATGTTTCTTGTGGTAGAGTATTACTAAAGAAACATACACAATTATCGCCATTACTTATAATACTTTGTCTTAAAAATGTTCCCGTATATGAGTTTAGACCACCTAACATAATAGCATCAGCTAGAGAATATGTTGTGGTTCCATACGTTAATTCAAGATATCCATGATAATCATAAAACTTGCCTACACCTGGCGCGGGTAATAACTCAATTGGGCTTGTACCCATAGCAAGGATTTCAGCAGATGATATGTTTACTACTGTTGTAGTGGCTCCGCCGGCAGTGGCGTATACGAAGTTATCATCCATTTCTTGGATAGTTAATTTACTTCCTTTTGCTTGTCGTAATGTTAATGCCATAGTAATATTTCTTTATAAATTATTCAAAGTAATCATCTACATAATCGTCAACATAATTATTTTCACCTGTTGATGGACTAGCAGTTCCTCCTCCCGCTGCAGCGCCGCATGCGGCTGCAGCCGCCGTTGTGGTGTTTATTACATATTCCATCATTAGTTGATATCGTTGCTGTTCTTGTTGAAATTGTCGCATTTGCTCATGTAGCGGTAATTTTGCTATATGCTGTCTTCTGCTAAATTCTTGCCAAGTTAATTCAAACATGATGTTTATTCTCTTTTTTATATAAATATCCATAAACAACAAAAGGGAGAGCCGAAGCTCTCCCTTTGTTTAATCAATTGTTAATTAGTTAATCAATTAAAGAGTGTTTAATCCGTGTACATACACTTTACCGTAGAACTCAGCACGAACCACTTTCTTCGCGTAACGTGTCATAACACCTTTACGTGGAGTGAAGTTAACTGGATCGTATACAAGCGGAGTCATGATCAACGGAATATATGGAGAGAATACCGCACCAGTTTCAAGGAACTGTGATCCACGGAAGCCCATAAGGATTACGTTTTCTTTCATGTATGGATTCTTGTAAACTGTGTAACGGTTATTGATTGCACCAATCTTCTGTACACCAGCCGCAAATTCCATTTTAGTACCATCTGTATCTGCTGCGAATCCTGGGATAGACTCAAGGATTGTTGCTACTGCAGGAGATGTCACAAGGAAGTTAGCACCACCACGAAGTGTCTTCTGGTGAATCTTGTTACTTACTTTTTGAAGCTTTGTACCAAGAGTTTGGAACCAACCACCCTGAGTGTTATAGAATCCAGCACCGGTAGAATTTTCTTGAGTGAATCCTGTTCCGTTCCAGATGTTGTTGTTTTTAGCTGACCAATACTCAGTTGTCGGTGCTGCAGCAATCAACATATCAAGGATTTCGAGATCAATTTCCATTGATACATACTCAGAAAGCATTGAAGTTAATTCTGCTTCAGCATCGATTGAGTGATAAGCATTAAGATCCTGAGCAAATTCAGGTGTCCATACAGCCTTCAACTTACGAGTCTTAGCAACGATTGGCTCAGACTGCATTTCGAGGTTGATTTCTGGGATATCAATATCAATACCGGTATTAATACCTGAATTAACAGAAGATCCTTTAAATGGATTTTTATCTTCAAAATCACCACGTGTAACATCAGTAGGTTGTAAGCTATAATTTAATTTAAAGTTACTAGCACTAATTGCTGTTTGAATTGCAGTTGCTTGAGCAGTAGTAACAACAAATGATGCAGTATAATTGCTAGTAATTGTTGAAAATACTTGAACCGGAACGATTTCAGTTCCTGCAGATCCAGATGCGAATGTAAATGAACGAACTGCATATAAATCAGCATCCGTAGGAACATTAACAGTTACTGTTTTATAGTTAGCTAATAATCCAGTATAATCTGTATCATAATTTACAGACCCGGAATCAGGTGCAGAACCTGTAGCTGCTGATACTGTAGCTAATACGTTATTAATTGAATATCCGAAACGACCTGCGCCATAAAGACCACCAGTTGCATCAGATCCAGTAGTAGTAACACCGAACATTGAATCGTTTGCGTTTGGAGAACCAAATGGATCACCAGTTCTGTTCAAGTTGTCATCATCAAATCCAGGCTGAGCTGTACCATACTTGAAATCAAGATAGAAGATAAGTCCGGAAGGAAGATTCATTGGCTGTACAGAAACGAATTCTTTTGCGGCAAATTCAGCAAAGATACGACGTACCAATGGAAGTGCTACACCAGCCCACTCTTCAGATCCTTGAGCAACACCTGTTTGTGATGCTTCTTTTACTAATTGACGTGCTTGGTTTTCAAGAAGCTGCGCCATACCAGCTCTTTCAGTCTCACCACGAAGACCTTCAAGAAGACCGGTTCTTTCCCACTTCGATACAAGAGCTTTTGCTGCATTTCTTTGCACGAAGTCATTTGTTTGTAATAAATTTGAAATACTCATTTTTTTGTTTCCTTTGTTTTAATGTTATAGCAATCCTGCTAATTTTTTCCATCTGTTAGCCAATTCAAATCCTTCGTTAAGAATTGGAGCAGATTTAGGAGCCGTTGTGTGTGTTGCTTTAGATGCATAAGACTCTTTTACTACTCGCTTCTTAGTTTCAGGACGTTTGAATGATTCAGCCAACGTGCTAAATACTAATTTTACTTCTCTTGTGTTTCCTGCACGATCAAAATTTTCAATCACTTTCATTTTCTGACCTTCAGTTAACTCAAAATTGCGGAACAATTTGTTTGTGTAAAGAAGTTTTGCATTCAGAAGATTTACTTCGTTGATGATGTTGTTTAGTTTTTTAACTGTGCGATAAGCTTCTTCTAACTCTTCTTTAGCTTCTGCTAACTCATCATGAACTTTAGCAGTTCCATCTTCATCCTCTGCAGAAACATCACCTTCTGTTTTGTAATTTTCTTCACGAAGAATTGCTTCAATGATTTCATCGATATCTTCTTCCAGAGTGTCATCATCGTGTGAATATTTACCTTCTGGCATTTCTTCTGCTGGCATTTCATCATCTGGCATTTCATCAGAAATTGCATCTTCATGTAAATCTTCTTCTAATTCACGAATAATGGATTCTAGATCTAGATCTCTTTCATCATGTCCGTAGCCTTCATTGTACTCGTCAGACATTTCTTCATCAGACATTTCTGCATCCATTGCTGGTTCTTCTTCTGCCGGTACTTCTTCTTCTGCACCAACCATTCCTTCAAGATCCCATTCACCGTCGTTATCGAAATCTAATCCGACATTAACTTGTTCTGGTGATCCTGTCATTGCTTCATCACCCATTTCCGCATCCATGTCCATTTCTGCATCCATTGGTTCTGCTGCATCTACATCTTCATCGCCTTCTAATTCCATACGTAGTTTTTCACCTAACATACTTTGAATTCTTGGGGCGAAAGCTTCTTGTAGAGCGATCTTTGCGTTTGCTAATGCAGTTTCTTTAACAGCATTTGCATCGGCGATTGCTTGTTTTAGCAAATCAGATTTTGCCATACTTTTTTCTCCTTAAATTTTTGTTTTGGAAATAAGATTATTGAGAATCTTAATAGAAATTTTTAAATCAATAGACGCTATATAAGAAATTAAAAAATAGCGTATTCTTTTATATATATGTGCTAGTTTCAAAAACCAGTAAAAAAGCCCTAACTTTTTTAGCTAGGGCTTCAATTCAATTCAAAATAACATCATCTACCATACATATCTCGAATCATTTGCATATAAACTGCATTTGATTTTTCCGTTCTGCGTTGCACTGATGGTTTAATGTATTCTTTGCGATCTTTAACTGATTCTAATACTCCGGAAGATTTTACTTTGCGTTTCCATGTTTTAAGTGCGATTGCTAAATCTTCTCGAGATGTTCCAGGTACATGAACTCCTAATGCAGAACCCGGTAAAATCATTTGATGCTGTTTTTGTTTTTTACTCATTGTAACTCGTTTTGATTAAATTTATTTGGTTTTGGGTTAATTGCTGGTGCTTGTTGTTGTGCTCGCACATTGAAACGAAAATGTTTAATTTCTGGCTTCTGTGCAATGTATCCTTGTATTCTTTGTGATTCTCGAGCCGGATCTTCTCCTAATCTAAAATAAAAGTATCCAACTTTTCCTGATTTAGATATTGTTCGTTTAACTACAGTAAATCCTTTTCGTTCAGCCCATTCTTGAATTTCTGATGCTACCGACTGTGCTTCAGCAGGATCTCGAAGAACGTATTCTACGCCTCCGCGGTAATCGGTAATGTTGTTAACTAATTGAGCTTCTTCGATTTCTGATTCTTCTTCAATGTGAATTCTACCTTTTGTAGTTTTTATAATATGTTGAGCGGCTTTTACTTTGTTTTGATCCATCGCATCTTTTGGTGATAGAACAACATCTTTTGTCGGATCTGTCTTTCCGGTGGATGTAGATTGTTCTGTTAAACCAAAAAAGTCTCGATATAGTTTTTTAAGTTTATTCATTATTATACCTTATAATAAGTATTTTTTATTACATATCAAAGTAACGATTCAACGTTTGACCAATATTTTCATATGCCATTGCCATTCGTTCTTGCAGCATTTTCATCTCTTTGCATGAATCTTCAAATATTTTATAATCTTCTTGTAAACGTTTATTTGTTTGTCGATGTGATACTTGATCAAACCAATCTTGTTTTTCAGTCATGATTCGTTGTGCAGATTCCACAATATTTCGAACGCGTTCTGCCATTTGTTCTAAATCGCCTTTACCATATACAGATTCTCCTAATGCTGTGAAGTTTTTT